AATGTTGCTTTGGAATTATTCGTATGTTTGCGAACTGCACGGCAGGATGATCTTCTGGAAGAGTATTGAGAGAATCCAACGACTCTAAGATTTTATCTTTCTTCTTGAATTTTGGTTTTGAGTTTTTAAATCCGAACAATTCTTCTTCCTTGGGTTTCTTGTAGTTTGAATTACCGTCACGATAATTTTCTAAGGAATATTCTTTACATAGAGATGGTGAAATTTCTTTCAAGAAGTTATATAGGTTCAAACCAACACCACAGTTATGGCATTTATAAAAATAAGCATTTTCTTTACAGTAGAAAAATCCTCTTGCTTTAGATTTACTTTTTTTAGAATCGCCGCAAATTGGACATCTGCAATTCGCTAAATTATTTTTCTTCCATGCAAATCTTTCTAAGAGGGGAGACACCCTATTAATGTAAGTTTGATCTATATAAATGCTCATTTAAATTTGCCACTGTGTGAATTTTTCTAAATACTTGGATTTTTCTTTTTCTTCTGTTCCCATATCTGCATCATATCCTGTACCTAAAATATTATTATTTTCATTCGACGAGACATCATAAAGTTTCATCTTTGATTTGTCTACTCCAATTACAAACTTACGGTTTGATATTAAATCATTATAACGATTCTTTAATTGCTTTACAAGTATTTGTTTCTGTTCATCCAATTCTTCTGTAGAAATTAATGCAAACATAAAGTCGGCTGTTGCAGGAAGACCGAATGATTCAGAAGTGTCTTCAAGACCAACATCTGTATTTGCAAATCCTCCTCGGTTTGTCTGGGTTGCGGAGAAAATGGGGACATCCATCTCCACAGCAAGGCCTCGGAGTTCTTCTGCGATTGCTTTGATATACATGTAAGAATTTACATTGGCACCATTCTTAAATCTTGCGGCTGCACAAATGTTTAAATAGTCAATAAACACAATATCTGGTTTAAACTTTTTCTTTAGTTTCAGTTCATCAAGAAGATGTCGAAAATGATTTACATTTGCTGTTGCAGTTGGATACTCTTTAATAATAAGTTTTCCACTGAACCCCATAGTAGCGTTTGCTAATTTCTTTTCATATAAATCTTTTGGCAAACAACGAAGGTCGTCCATTGGTATGTCCATAAGGTTTGCGTCAATTCTTTCTGCAATTCTTTCTTCTGCCATTTCGCATGTGATATAAAGAACCTTTTTATTTTGTGAAAGACATGCGGCTGCATGGTGACACATAAACAAAGATTTACCAACACCAGTTCCTGCCAAAATAATGTTTAATGTTTTTCTTGGCGTCCCATTATCCGTGATAGTATTAAACATTTCTAAATCAAAGGCAACCTTATCTTCTTTCCTATGATAAAAATCATATCGTTCATCTGCATCTTCAATGTAATCATGGCCGATGTGTGTATCAAACCCAACTGCTAAAGCATCAGACAAAATTGACGGAATTGCATTTTCTGATTTCGTTTGACTTTTACCATCAATGATGTGGATTGATTCCAGAATGGCATTGTATACTGCTTTTTCTTTGCAGAAATTTTCTGATTCGTTTATTGTCCATTTGTCATTATTGTCGGGTGAAATTGAAAAAATTTCATCAATTAAAATCTGACAGTTTTTATTTTCTTCATCTGATTGGGGAAGTTTATCTACAGAAATAGAAATCGCTTCTTTAGACGGAAGAGAATTATATTTTTGTATATATTCGTTGATGCTTTTGAATATTACCTTGTATTCCGTTTCGTGGAAGTATTCATCTTTAAGGAACGGAATGATTTTTCGAGAAACACCTTCGTTACATGATATAGAATTTAATATTACTTTTTCAATCTTCACTTTCATTGAACCTTAACGAATTGGGGTTATTCTCTAATTTTGTTTCTAAAATATCAATAATTATATCACCAACAAGAGTATTAAATGATTCATCAATTTCAACATTTTTTGGAACATCAATAATATCATATTCATATTTAAGTGTTGCTGTTTCTTCGTTGGAAGAATTATCTATCGAAACCTTTCCAATCGATACTGCAACGCCATTATATTTCTCGTCCAAGATTCGGATGTGTCCTGTATCCTGTCCCTCTATGGTTCTGTATTTGTTTTTTATCATTTATTTTTATATGGGAACATTTTATTAAGTGCTTCTTTTCGTTTCTTGCACGGTTCACATTCCTTTACTTTACCAAGTGTTGCTTTGTTTATAAATTTCGAAACGGTATCCCCAAACCCCTTACTTTTTTCTTCTTCTACACGATTTTTATATTTACGCATTACTTCCGATGAAGAAATTTGAGAGTTAGATTTTTTCTTCTGTGGTTTGTTTCCCATCATTGAACTCCCTTTCTATGATGCCATATTTAAATTCTTGTGCAACTGCTTTTTCAAGTTCTTGCATCACATCTTCGGTGAAATATTTATCAGGTTCATTGTTTATAGATTTCTCAAATGCTGTTTTGCCAGTCGGAAGTTCTATGCGTGTGGAGACTTTCTTAAAAATGCCATATTTTACAGCAATGGGAACCAAACCATAATATGGATTTAATCCAGTATCATAGTTTAATTGAACTTCAACTTCCTTGTTTTCCTTCGTTAGTCTTCCTTTGTATAATTTACATTTAATAATACCACCAACGATGTCCGTTCCGTCCTTCTCTTTCTTCTTCGAAAGATAAACGATTGTAGATGCGGCGTATTTTAAACCTGAACCACCGCCCATTTCTTTCATTGGAATATACGCACCAATAATGCTATAGGTGTGATTCGTCATAATTAAAGGAATACCTGCTTTACCAAGTTTCAATGTAAGAACACGGAATGTTGCTTTAATGACCTGGGCGCGAGTCATGTCTCTTGTAGATTTGCCTTCTGCGGTATCTGTCATTTCTTTTTCGGTGGAAAGCATTCCAAGTGAATCCAAAACAACTAAAACAGGTTTGGTGTCTTTGGTTTCAATATATTTGTCAACAATACTAATTGCTTGGTGCCTGAAATCCTCAACAGTGGCAACAGGAAAGATTGCCACTCTTGAGGGGTCCATTCCTCGGTCACGAATCATATCAGAAGTGATTGCTTGCTCTGTGTCGAAGTAAAGAATTACACCTTCTGGATTGTCATCAAGAAACTTCTTACACACACCAAGTGCAAAGTAAGATTTACCAGTAGCAGATTCTCCTGCCAATGCAATAATTTTGTTGTTCGGAATTCCTCCATAAAGGGAACCAGACAACAGAGCATTGAAGGCATATGAACCAGTGTCAATAAACCCAGTGACATCGCTTCCTTCTATTCCTTCGGAAGCAATTCCGGCATAATCATTACCTGAACTTTTAATTATGTCTTTTAGAAAATCAGTCATTTTTCTTTGTTTTCTTCTTTCGTAGTGCAGTTCTCTTTCTTGGTTTTAATTTTCTTTGGGGTTCGCATATCCAAGGAAACCATATCTGTTCACCATCATGTGCATTCATAAAAGAAAAAGTCATTTGTTCAATAAATTTATCAATGTGTGTGCCTTCAATCATTTTGTTTCTCCAGTTGTTGTATAGTATACTCTAATTCATTACATTTGTCCAGTGCTTCTTCGTAGGTTTGTGCAGAACATCCCGCATCAGTCTGCATACTAACCACACTTTTCTTTGACGTTTCTAATGTGTTTTTTAACACTTCAATAATCAATTTTTTTGATTTATATTCTATTTCCATTATGCAAAAAATCCTTCTAATGTGTTCATGTGTTCCCATTTCCAACCAATCTTTTCCAAGATATGTTTAATAGGATCAAGAAACGCCTTCTCGAATTGTATATCATAATCAATAAAATCGTTAAGTTCGAATTCTTTGGGAAGACTGTTTGGAAACGCAACTACCTGATCTTGTCCTGCAACTCCACCAACAGGATTTGGTTTTATTAAGTGTAAAAATTTAATCTTATCACCGTCAACGATCTTGCGATACTTCTTTTCAAGTCCAAGTTTATTTATATAATGGTTGTAAAGTAAACTACCCTTTACTGCAATTGGTGTTGATTTTTTGTAAATGCTCGATCTGTTTGAATATTTTTTTATTCCATTTACGCCACGGGGAAATGCAATTTCTTCAGGATCGAATGTTTTGAATTTTTCTCTAAACTCCTCAATAAATTCAATGACTCTTTCTTCATCTGCCGTGAGAATGAGATTGATTGCTTCCTTCAAAGAATCACGGACAACCTGTGGGGTAGAACTTCTTGTTGTTTCAATGCCCATGATCTTCTGCTTCGGTGGATCATAACGAACACCTTCTGAATCATGCACACGCATCATGTAACGCTTCTTTGCAGTCCAAACTCCCTTGTCTGCAATACACTCTCTATCCATCACCATCTTGTTTTCATATGCATTCATCAATTCTGCGAGTTCGTCATATTGCTTTTTGATGAATGGGAGGATGATTTCTTCTGAGGATTTGTTGAGGAATTCAACCACCTCCTGCTCGGTATTGGTGGGAACCACTTTATCCACAAGATTCCCAAGACGCAAATATACAGAATCTGTATCACTAGCGACAACATAATCATAATCCTCCGTTCCGATTGTTTTATTTAAGAACTCATTAAGTTTATCTGCAATCCATCGAATACTTAACTGTCCCGAAAGAGTAATTGCTTCTGCCATTGCAACATCATAATACCTAAACCATTCGTTTCCGATTGCACCATAAGCAGAGTTCAACTGAATCTTACGAACCAACTGGAAGTTGTTATACTTCGCAATCTCCTTGTCAAGTTTCTGACACATCAATCCTTTGCCCATTGCTACTGTATTGGACTTTGCAATTTCCTGTCTCTTCTTCTGACCCTCAATCATCTTCCCTTTATACATCTTTCGTTCTTTATAAAGTTTTTCCATGAGTGCTGGAAGGAACCCCCGATGCTCTTTGGTGTAACACGTTCCGTTTGCTGCAATTGAATGTCCCATGCTCTTTAACTTCTCAAGTTTTTCATGGCAAGGCTTGTGATACATCTCGGGGGTTGATTTGAGAATATTATCTACGCCTATACCAAACTCTAACTCTTGCGTTTGATTGATTTTTGTTTCGGGACTAATATTGTATTGCATAATCAAATGTGGGTACAGACTGTTTAAGTCGAACGACACAACCCAATCATGCATACCAACAATCGGATCTTTTACATATGCACCTGCATATTGCGTGTATTTTTTTCCTACTGTTTTTGGGGGAATTATAATACTGTGTTCCATCAAGTAGTGGTAGATGATACAATCCCATGTTCGCACCTGCCCGAACACATCCATGTAATTTACTTTGGCAGAATATGCAAGAGATACTGCAAGTTCTAATAATTTCATCTTGTCTTCAAGTTTCTTAACGAGTTCGACATCCTTTACGTTATATTCAATGAACTTCTCGAAGTCTGATTTGTAGAAGGTTGCCATGCTGTCATATTCATCATATGATAATTTCTTTTCGCCCAATTCCACAAATGCAATATGATCAAGACGATATGATTCTCGATTAACATAAGTAAATGTTTGATAGAGTTCGTAGTAGTCAAGTGTAGAAATGCCAACTATATCATATGTTTGATTTTCACGATTTCTTTTTTTGACGTTTCTCTCTTTAATAATTCTCCAAGGAGACAGTCGTTTAGCGGAGTGTGTGCCAAGAATTTTAGTAATACGATTAACAATATAAGGAACATCAAAGAATCGAACATTCCATCCAGTCACAATATCGGGTGACTCCTGTTCCCATGTGGAAAGAAACGAATCCAATAACTCTTCTTCTGTTTCAAATTTAAATTGTCGGAGTTTGCCATCGTATGGAGATTCGGCAAGATTAAATTCTCCCAGACCATATACATAAATCCAACCATTAAAATCGACAGTGATTGCATTGATTTTTTCATTTGCATCTTCTGGTTTAGGAAATCCATGTTCAGATTCACATTCAATATCAATGGTTGCAACTTTAACTTTAGAGAAATCATAATCTACTTCTCCTTTATAATTGTCGCCAATAAACTGATAAACAAAATCTGTATTCCCATAGACATCAAAACCTTTGATGTTTTTATATTTGTTTACAAACTCGCGGGTGTCTGGAATGTTGCCTGGTTGGATCGGTTCAACATGTAAACCCTCAAGAGTTTTGTATTTTGTTTTTTTGTTTGAGGGAACAAACATGGTAGGAGAAAATTCCTCTTTCCTTTGGAATGGTTTTCCGTCCTCACCAATACCACGACAAAGAATATACTTTCCTTGCATTGCTACGTTGGTATAATATTCACTCATTCTAATACCTCAAATAGATTACCACATAAATCGTTAATTCTATCTTCTGACAGTTTAACATATTCTGGATTTAATTCAATACCAATATATTGTTTTCCGTTTTGTATTGCAACAACACCAGTAGTGCCTGCGCCACTGAATGGGTCGAGAACGATTCCACCATTGGGACATCCTGCAAGGATACACGGTTCAATTAATTTCGGTGGATATACTGCAACATGAGAACCCTTATATCCGCTTGTTGGTACAGTCCAAACATCTCGTTTGTTTTTTCCCTTAAGTTTTTTTGCATCATACTTTCTTCCGCTATATGTGGAGTTTGTAGTATTTTTTGACATTGCAGTGTGCTTCAATCCACCAAATCCCGAAGGACCTTTATCGCATAATTCTGGATGTGCAAGTGGTTCTAAAATTGCATCTTTGTTGTAATAATACTTTTGACTTTTAGCAAGAAGAAAGATATGTTCATGAGAAGAAGTTGGTCTATCTTTAACAGAAGATGGCATACAATTATTCTTGTGCCATATAATATCAGAACGCAAATACCAACCATCTTGTTGTAATGCAAATGCAACTCGCCAAGGAATACCCACCATATCTTTTGATTTTAGTCCTTGAACTTTATTGTTTGTTGCAGATGTTTGCCCGTTCCTCGAAGTGCTTTTTGGGTCTTTATGTTTTCCCTTTGATCCAGTTCCGACATAAGAATCGCCAAGGTTTAACCAAAGAGTTCCATCATCTTGTAATACTCGTTTTACTTCGCGGAAAATTTCAACAAGATTATTAACATATTCTTCTGGTGTTGGTTCTTGTCCAAGTTGGTCTGGATGGTCGTAATTTCTTAAAGCCCAATAAGGCGGAGACGTAACGCAACAATGGACGGATTCATCGTCCATCGTTTTCAATACATCTAAACAGTTACCTACTTTAATCTCATATTTCATATGATTATTATATCACAAGTATACTAAAAGTCAATTACTTATTTTTGGAAGATACATATCCGTCGAATAAAATACAATAATTAATAATGTCTACTATGGCATCATGATATCCTTCGTTATCTACCTTCAATTCTCCAGCACTGGCGAAGGTAGAAAGGCGAGAAAGTTTATCGCAGAGTCGAACTAAGAATCCTTGTTCGGTGGTGCAGATGCCCATATCTTCTGACCTTGTAAAGTTGGCAAATGGAGATTCGCCGTCCTGCCCGGCATAGTCATGATTTTTCTTTTCCATAATTTCAAGTGCTTCGGCACATATTGCTTTATGGCGTTTAAACAATTCTTGTCGGTTCATTATTTAACTCCTGTGGAACCAAAACCACCAACTCTATTCGTTTTTTGTTTTGGGACATCTTCTGTTTCTTCAATTTCGTACATACAATTTTTTATCAATTCGCCTTGTGCGATTCTTTCTCCATTTTCAATAAACACATCATCAGCACTTGCATTGTATAGCATCACAAAAGTTTGATGATGATAATCAGAATCTATTATACCTTCTCCGTTGGGCATAATCAATCCTTTTTTCAAAGAAACACTCGACCTTGTATGGAGTCTCACTGAATGTCCGTCTGGAATGTCTAAAATTAATCCTGTGGGTATGAGAATTCTTTCCGCAGGTGAAAGTCTGAATCTATTTTTTGGTCCATGTTGAACATTATACCATTCTGGTTTTCTTTTAATTTTAAGGTTATCCATAGTATATACAGTTATTTCCATTTCTTCTGGTCTTATATAAGCACATACGTCAAAACATGCAGAACCTTCTGTTGCAAAATTTGGCGTGGCCACATCTTTATACATTTTATAAAATTTCAACTTCATTTTCTAACTCACAGAAATTCTTTCAACTAATCCATCATGACCTACTGCCCCAATAGAACTTCGATTGGTGAATGGCATACTTGGGAATGTAGTTGGCAATGCCGATGAACGACATGATGCTCCCCCACCCGAAACTCCGTTGAGTCGAAGATCTTCGTTGTCTATGTCTACAAATGGATCTTGAGTCAGATCCACATT